AGATTCAGATGTAGTATTAGCAGCTATGTTTCACGACTTAGGTAAACTTGGTGATGGAACACAACCTTATTACAAATATCAAACTGATGATTGGAGAAGGAAAAAACTAAAAGAATATTATACTCATAATAAAGATTTAGATTACATGACAGTTCATGATAGAGCTTTGTGGTTGTTATCTAAATATCATATTGATGTTAACCCACATGTATACAAAGCTATAATTTGTGCTGATGGTTTATTCGACCCAGCAGCTGAAACTTATTTTAAATCATATGTGGACACGAGACACGTTCTTGGTTCTATTGTTCATTTCGGTGATTGGTTATCAACTATATGTGAAAAACAAACTTGGTTACAAGGTGAAGAGGAACATTCAGATGAAGGTGTGACAAAACACAAAGAAGTTCCAAAAGAACAGATTGATAATATGAAAGCCAAGTTTGATGAGTTATTTAATTAGGAGATTATTATGTGGATAGGTTTAACAATATTATTTTTCTTAATTAGTATCTTTACATCTTTATTGGTGTATTACTCTTTACGAAGAATAACACAGTATGAAGAATTGATTTTAGAAATTCAACAAGTGATAAAATTTTCAACAGACAAAATGAAACTTGTAGATTCTAAAGGACATTATAAATCAGATGATGAAACTGGTTTTTTCTTTGAACAATTAAAACAAATTCAATTATCCTTAGACGGAATATTTGAAGAGGAGACACAAAATGCCAAAAAATAAAACTAATGATGTAAAGGCGGAAATTAAAAAAATAGTAAAAAAGAAAAAACGAAAAGTTTATTTTGGACAAGAAGTACAAGACGCTATTATAGATTATAATTCTTCTAATGATGATGGAGAAAGAAATATAATTTACGGAAAAAGAATACATGCAGCATTTGATAAGTTAGCTGAAAATATAATCAATACATTTAAATTTACTTATTTTGATTATGGGTTCAATGATATTAAACACGAAGTGGTTGCTTTTATGGTAATGAATATACATAAATACGACCACACTAAGGGTTCAAAGGCATTTAGTTATTTTTCAGTTGTAGCTAAAAATTATTTAATTCTTCATAATAATAATAATTATAAAAAGTTAAAAACTCATGATGGTATGGATGTATTAGATAGACATCGTAGTAGTGATTCTAATTATGAATCTGATTTTGTAACATTAACAAATGAAATTATTGAATACTTTGATTACAATATGAACACTATATTTAAAAAAGATAGAGATTTAAAGATAGGATATGCTATAGTAGATTTAATGAAACAGAGAGATGATATTGAAAATTTTAACAAAAAGGCTATATACATTTTAATTAGAGAGATGACGGATGTTGAAACAGCTCACATTACATCTGTTGTTAATGTATTAAAGAAACATTATAAAAAACTACAAAATACATATCATAAACAAGGTTCTATAATACACAACCATTCAGGTTCATTCTTTTAAAATATTAAACCCTCTTAAATGAGGGTTTTTTATTTCATACAATTTCTCACAAATTTTATATTTATATATGAATAAGTCTATCTAAGGAGATGGTATGTCAAATGAAAAAGAAATATTTGAGGGAAAAACTTTCCAAGATTTAACAAAAGATATTTACGAAAACACTACAAAGCGTAAAACTCAAATCGATTTGTTAATATCAGAAATTCATGGATTCATAACAACCATAGATGATGTGGTTTTGGTCGCACCTATAATCAAAGAATATATGGATACGGCTGTTCGTAATGATGAACATTTAGTAAAACTGGCTGGTGTATTACAAAGAATTATTTCAAAATCACAAGGTGAATCAGATGAATCAATGTTATTAAGTGATGAAGAAAAAGCTGACTTAATGGGAACACTTCAAGATACTGTGGCTGATTTAGAAAAGGAAAGTCAAAGACTTGAAACAATAAAAGACAAAACAATACAAAAAGGATTTTCGGAGAGTTAAATGGGTTCTACATATGTTACAAATAATGAGAATACTATAAGTGTACTTGGTAAAGAAAAAAAAGTTCCATTTCTTTTACAATTTGTTTCAGGTTATTGTGTAGATGTTGTTCATTCAAATGAATGTATAAACTATACTGATGATTCTTCAATAAATACTATTATAGCTTTACCACATTACAATGATGAACTTGTTTCTACACGAGGTACTGCTGTAGGAGAGGAATATAGATACTACCCACTTTTAAGAACTGTACATGATGTACCTTCAAAAGGAGACCCTGTTTTATTGTGTACAATTGGGAGAGTAAATTATTATTTGGGGCCTTTAAATACACCAGAAAACAACCCGACTTGGAACACGGACAACAATTATAAAGTTGAACAATTGTTTAAAGAAAGTGTAGGTAAAGCTCCAACTGATGAAAATTTAGGGTCAAGGGGTCAACGGGGTGAAAGTCTTAATTTTAATAAGGAAACTATATTTCCAAGAATGGTCAAATTTAGAAAACCAGTTTTAGATTATGGAAATAAAATTAACGAAACAACTGGTGATACAATGATTGAAGGTAGACACGGAAATAGTGTGAGAGTAGGTAGTCGTAATAATAATCCATATATTTTTATATCAAATGAACGAGATAGTCAAAATATGGTAGAATCATTAAGTGATGGTAGTTTAATTAGTATTACATCTTATGGTTCATTGTTCCAACATTTTGGTAATTATCAAATTAATACTGGTGAAACTTCAGAATTAGTAAAAGGTTTTACATTAGCTTCTGATTTAGTTATTCCACCAGAAGAGTCACCAAGTATATTAATGAAAAAAATAATTTCAGATGTAAATATACAAGACTATGATTTTGATTTATATATAGGTAACCAAATGTTATTACACTCCGATAGAATTATAATTAATTCAAAATTAGAGGATATGTTTTTATCGTCTAATAAAGATATACACATTGGAACTAAAAGACATTTAACCATATCTACAAATAAAGATTTTATAATTAATTCTAATAAAACATTTTTTGGTAATCCAACTAATAGACAACCATTAGAAAATTTTCCACCAACTGAATCGGAAATTAATGAAACTATACAAAAAAGATTAATGCAACCAATGGTATTGGGTACAACATTATTACAATTATTAAAAGAAACTTTAGCTGTCATAAAAGGTGCACAAGGTATATGTCAAGGAGCTCCATTACCTTTAGCTGATGACACTGGAGCATCTGGTGGAGTAAATGCTAAGATAACACAAATTGAAAATAAGATAGAACAAATTTTAAGTAACAAACATTACATAGAACCAAATTAAAGAGGAAGTTATGAAAAAGAAAAAACCAAATATAAAAACTATAATTAGAAAAATCGTTAGGGAAGAAGTTGCTATGTCAATTCAAGAGGTGATAACTGAATTGAAACAACCAATTGAATCTCAACCACAACCTAAAAAAATTGTTGAGAAAAAATCATTTACAAATAATTCAGTATTGAATGATGTATTGAATGAAACAGCTCAAGATGGTGATTGGAAAACATTAGGTGGTGGTGAGTATACCTCTGATAGAATGAATGAATTAGTTGGTAAACAATATGGTGATATGATAAATCAACAACCACAAGTTGTTCCATCAAGTGACCCAATGGCACAATTTGTTAATAAAGATTATAGTCAAGTATTAGAAAAGTCAATAGAAAAATCTAAAAACAAAGTTGGAAGATAATTATGGGATTAAAACAAGATTTAATTGATGCTAAAATAGAAGCTCTAAAATTATCAGGTGCTACGGATGATACAATAAGTGAGGCCCAATCTACGGGTTCACCATTGGAAGTTCAATCTGAAATGGAAAAAGAAGCAATTGCTAAATTTTTAACAGAAGTTGAATTTAGAATTACACAAATAAAAGCTCCTGTGATTTTAGAAAGTTTACAAACACCAGAACAATCTGTAAATGTTAAATTGGATACATTGTTAGGTGAGTATCAACCCATATTAAAGGCGTTAAAACAAATAGCTGAACCAGTTGGACTTGGAGCAACCATTAGTGCATTGGAGGGTGAAATTGAAAAAGCTATTACACCATTATTAGAGGGTGGAGCGATATTACCTGGATTAGATTTAGGAAAAGATGATGGTGGATTACAAGCTACTGGTTATGTTTTTATTGGTGAAGACCCTGAATCACAAGGTGGATTTGATGTAGAAGATGAAGATGGTCAAAAAGAATTTACAACTGTAAAATTAATTAGAGACGATATTGAGGACTTATTATAATGGCTATAAAAGATACATCAAGAAAACCATTTATTGAAGACAATGATACTCGTATAAAAATTGGTATTGATTTACCAATTCGTAGGGGTGATGAGAAAGATGGTTGGTTTGCATCAACTGATACAACCATTGAAGCTGTAAAAAATAATATAAGAAATTTATTACAAACGGAAGAGGGTGAGAGATTCTTTCAACCAAATTTAGGAATAGGACTAAGAAAACTTTTATTTGAAAATATTACACAAGAAAATTTAATTAGTGTTCAAGATGCTATATTAGATAAATTTGAGTTTTGGTTACCATTTGTTCAAGTAAGAGATATAAAGGTTTTTAATAGAGACAATACAACTGATGTAGGGTCTAACGAAATTAGAATAAAAATAGATTTTAACATTAAACAAGACCCAAACACTTTAGACTCGGTAACATTAAACTTTTCAAGTGGTGTATCAGAACCAGAGTCAAGTGTAACAAGTGGTGGTGGATATTAATTGGAGATAAAAAATGCCAACATATGGTAAAGAAAATTTTAAAGAATCAAATGTAAACTATTTAAATAAAGATTTTACAGCGTTAAAACAATCTTTAATGGAATATGCTAAATCTTACTTTCCAAACACATATCGTGATTTTAATGAAACATCACCAGGTATGATGTTATTAGAAATGAATGCTTATGTGGGTGACGTGTTGTCATTTTATATTGACCAACAATATAAAGAGATGTTATTACCTTTAGCAGAAGAAAGAAGAAACATAATAACAATGGCTAAGATGTTTGGTTATAAAGTTAAACCAATTGTACCTGCTTTTGTTGATTTAACTTTCACTTCGGTTGTAAATGCATCAAGTGGTGATGTTTCAAAAATTGATTATTCAAACGCTGGAACATTTGATGCTGGTATTGAAATTGCAACTGATTTTGATTCTAATATTGTTTTTAAAACATTAGAACCAATAGATTTTAGAATTACAGGTTCTACTGATGGTGATACAGTTGGTTCTGTAGATTCTAATGGATTAATATCTACTTATGTATTATCGAGAACTGTGAAGGCAATAAGTGCAACTGAAAAAACACTTTCAGTAAAAGTTACAACACCTGAAAAATTTAAAACTATTATAATACCAGATACTAATGTTGTTGATATTCTTTCATGTGTAGATTCTAATGGTGATAATTGGTATGAAGTAGACTTCTTAGCACAAGATAAAGTTCCAATTGAAACTCATTATACTGAAGAAAACAGAGATTCTGCATATGTAGATATGATGGGTAATACCTCAATTGAACCAGTACCATATTCATTACAATACATTAAAACATCAAAAAGATTTACTCGTGAAACGAATCAAGACAATACAACTTCACTTATATTTGGTAATGGTGTATTAAAAAATGGACAAGAAGTCGATGATGGATTTATAGATACTGAACAGATTGGTATAACAATACCTGGTCAAACAAATGATTTAAATGATTCTATAAATCCATTATTAGGTGATGAGTTTTCAACATTAGGTGAAACACCAAACCAAACAACTCTTACGATTACTTATAGGATT